AGAGATCGTCCTGGGCAACAATGGATTGGATCGCTTCATTCTCGTCGGTGGCGATTACAAGATATATTGCGCTCGATGATCCAACCTGCTGGAGAATGTTTGTTTTAGTCTCATACTGAGGAGTGTCTGGGTCAGCCCATTCATCCTTTGGCTTCATGGCAGTCTGGATATATTCTATTTCTTCAAAGTAGGCGAAGTTGAAATAGTCGTTTACCTTTGACATATGAAGGACGTTTGGCTCTTTATCAGAGCCTCCGAGGCAGCAGCGACCCTGATGGAAAGCGACGACCGATGGGCAGTCTCCGGCCCCTGCGAACGGCACTAGGTTTACTCCAACCTGTCCAAGAAGCCGGCCGGTCGATGCCCGCGAAAGATCGAAAGAAGTTCCATCAACAAAGAAAACAGTCACAACCGGCTCCCCGTCTACGGTTGTTTTTCTTGCGTATTTTGGCGTCTTCCCGTTGAGTTTGAATTCAGGATCGCATGAGTACTCTTTATCTTCGACCATCCATGGAGCGAGTTTGTCCACCATGTCTATCATGGCCACTGAGTATCCGTTTATTACTATGTTCTGACTGCCGATAGATATTGACCCTCTCCTCGGAAGATCCTGAGCGTCTGACTGCGAATAAGAGATTACCCCCGCCCCTCCGGTGAAGTATATCGAGAAAGAGTAAATGCTATAGGCAGATCGGAACGAGAAGGATATGTCTTTATAGTTGGCCTCTGCACGCACTGGGTCTGTTTTTTTCCAGTCGGTTGGTAGCTGGGACATGATATAGTTTGATCCCGAGACCATTCTTCTTGACGCAAAAGAAACTACCGTTCCCCAAGAATCCCCTGCGGATAAACTCCCGAGGTATCCGTCAAGTTTTACCTGATACCCCTTGAACCAATTGAACAGGCCATACCGATACGAGTCTCCGTGCCGGTTCGTGCCGACATTTATTGGAGAATAGTTAAATAAACTTGAAAGGTTTCCGGGCGACGACCCAGTCTTTCCTGTTCCTCCAACAAAAACAGTATTGGCATAACTTGTTCTAGTGATCGATATACTGGTTATGTCTCGCTCCGTGCCTGTGTCGTCTATTATTTTTCCAGAAACATCATCCAAGGCCGCGGTGTATGTCTTTGTTTCCGTGAGCTGCAGCGGGTCTGTCGTAACTTTTGCTTCAAGAGCGGCGATTACATCCGCCCCGTAAAACTCTTTAAAAACAACATCTGACGTCTCAACATAAGGCGTGACGGCGATGTTTCCCTGAACACCAGCCGGACCGTATGAAAGGATTATCGAGTAAGCTGCGGTTGTGGTGTTGAACGTATATTCGGCCTTTATGTGCATGACCGGGTAATTCTGATGGACCATAACCAGCATGTTCAAGGTTTGCGCGTACCGAACGGAGGAGATATCTTCCTCGGCATAACATTCAGAAGCAGAACCTATTGTTTCGATTCTAACGTCCTCAAGAACGTCGGCGTCATTTGTTTGCTGAATGAAACTCGGATTCATCCCTCCTGAAACATTTAGGAATTTGATGTACCCATCGAAGAGTAGCACAAGGATGTCGATTTCATTGCTGATGGACCACGGGATCATGCGGCACGCGCCGGCTGCCGCGGCGTCTATGGCGAGTTTGTACTCGAGACCGCCGCGTTTCCCGCACCCTCCGAGGGGTAAGGGGGCGACGTTCGTCATCTCGAGGGCGCCCTTCGTGTAGAGCGGAAGGTCCACCCGGCCGGCGAGCTTCGGTGAAAGCTCCCCGAGGGCGAAGTTTGTCAGGGCCGGGCGGATGGTTCCCATCGGCTATCTCCGGGCCTGGGATACGCCTTCCGTCCCGATGCGGTCCGTCCACCACGTGTCCGGGGAATCAAGCTGCTTTTCCTCGGCGGTCGCGTTCTTGGCAACCTGCATGATGGCGGCGAATTCCTGCTGCAGTACTTGCGCGAGCTGCGGGCTGTTGCTCAAGGTGACGGCGATCTTCGATGCGATGCGAAGGACCAGGGCGTCGGCGAACATGGAGTCGAATTTTGACGGGTCGATGACCTGTTCGGAGTACTTGAGCTCGAGTACTTCCTGGAAGTTTTCGGTACCGGAAATCATGTTGCAGAGGATCCGGCGGTCAGCTCCTCCGCGGATGACGTCGAACAGGGTTTCGGGGTTCGCGGCTATTTCGAGGATCTTGAGGATCGGGAGGTACGCGGTAAAGGAGGTGATTGCCGCGGACGGTGCGCGGTCGAGCGTGATGGTGAGGAGCGCGGGATCTGCGTCGATGATGCGGGTGTCGGCATGCAAGCCGGTTCCGTACACCTTCCGGCCGATCATGGTCAGGAAGTCGGTGATGCCGGACACCCCGGTGAGAACGGCGGTCGAGGAGCTCGCGCAGGTTCCGGCGATGTGATCCTCCGCCTTGAAGGCGTAAGAGTACTGGTTCATGGGAAAGCTGAACGCAGTGTCCCGCGGGATGTACGATGTTTTGGTGGAAAAGTTGAACGGGTACATGCGAAGGAGTTCGTCCCTCGTCTGTGCGTACACGGACCGACAAAGCCGCGACTGCTTGGTGTCCTCGACGGTGTCCTTGATGGGCTCGGCTCCGATGCGCCACAAGGCCTTGTTGCAGATGCTGGCCTCTTCGACTCCGTATACCGTGTCAAAGCCCGGAATAGTTACTAACGCCATTTTGCCCCCCTCGAGAACCTGTCAGGAGAAGTATATAGCATAAAACGAAATCCGTCCACCGGAGATAGAAAAAACCCCGGCATTGCTGCCGGGGCCGGTGGTTATTCGGTGACGATCGCCGCGTTGAAGGTGGTCGATCCGGTCATGCTCGCAGCACCCGTGATCTGGACCTTCATGAACTGCGGAAGATCCTTGCCGATCAGCATGTTCCCGATGAACTTTCCGGTCGCGCAATCAGCGCGGGCGACATCCCGGGAGCTCTGGACGACGTACGTGCCGCCGACCGTCGAGCATCCGAGGATCTCGAACTTGTACGAGGCGCCGACCGCGGCCGTGCTCACTTTGCTCCGGATGGCGAGGGAAAGCTCGCCGCCGCCATCGGTATATCCGGCCGACTTGAAGTCGATCGGTTCGGAAAGGAAGGCTACCGTAGTGCCGGCAACCAGATCCTCGGAAAAGGTCGAGGGGGTCTGAATTGCAAACTTTGCATCCATCAACATATCTTGGTTCTCCTTGTTGTTTGTATGAAAACCGTGCGGTTTGTTACCGCACGGTCCCGATTACGAGATGGTCGACTCGTCGGCCACGAGGGTGTCAACCCGGATGATGGGGATACCCTGGAAGGTCAGCTGTTTGCGGCCCCAGACGTCCTCGACGGTGAAGAACAGGTTGCCCTTCGCGTTGAGACGCTTCCGGAACGAGGCCATGACCTTCGGTCCGACATAGATCGCTGTTCCCGAGGTGTCACCCATGGGGAGATCTTCGATCAGGTCGATCAGGGCGTTTTCGCCGGTCGCCACGGTGCCGTCAGCACCACCGAAGTCGGTGGCCGCGCCGGACACGGTGATGTTGCAGAGGCGTTTTACCGCACGGGGGTCCGCGACCGCAAGACCGAATTCCCACGCCATCTTGGTCATCACGACTTCGTAGCGGTTGCCGGAAGCGTCGTAGGCGGGCTGCTCGCGCATGTCCTGGACGGTGAGGGTGCGGTTCATGGTCTTCGGGTAGGTGAACATGACGCCGTCGGGTCCGTGCTTGACGATCCAGATGGAGGCCATCGAGGACGCAACCGCGCCGCCGAGCGACTTGACCGAACCGGCGACAACCGCTCCGTACCGCTTGCCGAGACCGTCGATGGACTTGAGGTCCGCTCCGCGGTCGCCGGTGCCGTTTTTGGAGAACACGACGTTGTGGAAGGTTTTGATGAGGCCGCGGGAGTGCATGGCCTCGCGTTCCCGGCGATAACCGACGGGGTCCGGGGCTTTCTCGAGGATGCGGGTATCGATCTGGAGGCGGTCCTCGATGCGGCACAGGGGTTCCTGGACCGGCACGGTCGTTGCGACCGAGTTCGGGGTGCCTTCATTATAGCGGACCAGGGTGCCGGTCGGCTCCGTGACGGCGCGAAGCATTTCATGGGTGGTGTCGCCGTTGGCGCGTTCCCAGTAACCCTCTTCGACCATCGGGACGTTCTGTGACAGAACGTCGATTACGTGCATTGCGCTGCCGTCGGGCGCTTTCGAGCGCATGATTTCAGGCAACGTGTAGGCTTGATTGATTGCAAATGCCATATCTGTTACTCCTCGGTATTATTTTTGAACCGCTCTTTCATCCAGTCGTACGGGTCTGCGGCTTTTTTCGCCGGGGGCGCTCCGGAAATAAAACTGTCCTCTCCGAGCCGCTTCCCGAGGGAAACAAGGCCGCGGATAAAGGCCGGATTATCGTCCAGTCCGCTCCCGCTCAATTTTTCCGTAGCGCCAGGGAACAGGTGTGTGAGGGCTTTTCGCGCCAACTCAAGGTTGCCGTCGAAATCCTTCCCGTACTCCTGCTTCAAGACGGACGCCGCTTCCTCTGATCGGGACTTCATTCCTTCGAGGGTTGCCGTCTGCTTCTTCTTTTCAGAATCCGCAATCAGCGACGCGAGGGCTTTCGCCTGTTTCGCGCTTAATCCGTTCTCGTAGGCCGTCTTCTTCAGGGCCGCCGCGTCTTCTTCCGTAAAACCTTCCGCGGGCAATTCATACTTGTCAGGCGACTCAGGCCTGAGGCGGGAGAAAAGTTTCTCCCATTCTGCCGCATCCGACTCATCCTTCGGGATATGCACGGAAGTTCCTAGTTTTCTTTGAAGCTCGACGTAGCTTGCTGCCAAGGCATCTCTGTCCTTGAACTTGTGCAAGCCCTTCTCTGCTCTCAAAGGCTCCGGAAGCTCTTTGATCCATTCAGGCACGGGCGCGGGATCCGCGGGCGGCGCCGGTGGCGCTACAGGCGGAACTGTGTGGTCTACAGCTTGAGTCCCCGACAAAGCCGGGTCAAGTATTGACATGTATACTCTCCTTATAAGGCATGGTGGCGAATTTGTCAATGATTTCTTTTACGTTGCGGTCCTGGTACACCCCGAGCCGGAACAGAATCCATATCCCGAGGTTGCGCCGCGACGCGGCCGCCTCGTCATCCACCGCCACGCTCTCGAAAACATGGGTTGCGAGCAGCAGTTCCTCGAGCACGTCCTTCCCGGTATCCGTCTCGAAAAACACCTTTCTCCAAAGTTCCGTCCGTTTCTCATCCTCGTCCGACAGTAGTGCCATTATTTTTTCCCCATGACGGAGGCGAGCGGCGAGCCCTCTTCCGGAGTCTTGTTCGCGCCGGAGAGGACTTTTGCCTTCTCGAGCGCCATCGCTTCCTGCTGTGCCTGTGCCCGGGCTTGCTGGGCCTGGCCTTGAGACTGCTGGACCTG